AACTTTTATTTATGCTTTCTTATACGGTGCCGGAGATGCTAAGATCGGCTCTATCGTCGGAGGAAATGCAACGGCAGGTAGAAGACTTAAAGAAGAGTTCCTTAGAAATACGCCAGCACTTGCAGAGTTACGAGAGCGAGTTGGATCAGGCGCTACAAGAGGCTATCTTCGCGGATTGGACGGGCGAAGGGTCATTGTACGATCAGAACACAGTGCATTAAACACCCTGTTGCAATCAGCAGGTGCCATCGTTATGAAGAAAGCATTGTGTCTGTTGGATCAGTATGCGACTTTACATAAACTTGACTATCACTTTATAGGGAATATTCACGATGAGATCCAATCAGAAGTCAGACAGGAGATGGCACAACAGTTCGGACACCTTGCAACAGCCTGTATGGAAGCAGCAGGAAATCACTTTAACCTCAGATGTCCCCTTGCCGGAGAATTCAAAGTTGGAGATAACTGGGCAAGTACCCACTGATTTTTCTTCAAGTGCAAAAGGTGATTACGTTGAACATTTAGCTATCTGTTGGCTGTACGAACAAGGGTACGCAGTGTTTAGGAATTGTTCTTGTGTAGGTGATGTAGACATGATAGCTACTAAAGGTGACGATACTATTAAAATAGATGTTAAGAGTTTACACTACGCCCATACTGGGAGAGGTTATAGAACTTGGAAATGTTCAAACGGAAGAACACTGAATCAGAAAGAACAAAAAGTTGTATATTTATTGTACCACCCTATCCGTAAAACATTTGTTTTTTCAGAAAAAACTACGGAGCCAAAAAACCAATGAAAAATGTTTATAACGTAGTTAGCGATATCTATAAGCTAATGGAAACTAAAGACGCTGATGAGTCCGTTGACGTTGAGGTAGAGATAGAACGCTTTGGCGAGGCCATGAAAACCCTAATGCGGTCAGAGTTTGGCTCAGAGAAGCGTAAGGATAACCGTAAGCTACGCCTGTCAAACATTGGCAAGACCGATAAGTACCTGTGGAACCATTTTAATGGTATAGATAAGGAAGAGATAAAACCACCTACTTACGTTAAGTTTATGTACGGTCATGTCATAGAGGAGATGTTGCTGTTCCTCACGCGCATGGCGGGACACTCAGTGACCGACGAACAGAAAGTATGCAAGGTAGAGGGCGTGGTGGGCCATATGGACTGTAGAATTGACGGTATTGTGACGGATGTTAAGTCTGCCAGTGCTTTTGGTTTTAAGAAGTTTAGAGATGGAACCTTGGCTATGGACGATCCTTTTGGTTACATTGACCAGATCAAAGCCTACGCTTACTCTGAGGGTGAAACAGAGTTTGGTTGGTTAGCTATGGACAAGGCTAACGGTAACCTAACGTATCTTAAGTACGACCTTAACGACACACAGGCTCCTATATACAAGTATATCAAAGGAGACATTACTGAAAGGATACGACATTTAAAAAAGCTAGTAGAGCAACCAGAACCTTCCGAACTATGCTATCAGCCACAGCCAGATGGCAAGTCAGGAAACTTAAAGCTGGCTATTGGTTGCTCGTATTGTCAGTTCAAAAAACATTGTTATCCAGAACTAAGGGCTTTTAAGTATTACAATGGCCCCAAGTTCTTTAGTAAGATAGTGTTAGAGCCAAAGGTTGAGGAGATACCGTTGTGAACAATCAGTACAGGTCTGGCTTAGAGGAACAAGTAGGCCACCACTTAGGAATAGACAAGAAAGGCACAGAGTATCTTTATGAGCCATTTAGATTGCCCTATGTTACCCACAGACACTATGTTCCAGACTTTGTACATGAAGGTAAAAGAGTTTTAATAGAGTGCAAGGGTTTCTTTAGGGCCGGAGACACACAGAAGTACAAAGCTATTAGAGACTCTATGCCTACTTGGGAATTAGTTTTTATTGTGACTAGTAAAAAGAAGAAGGTAAGGAAAAATAGTAAGACAACAATGGAAGAATGGTGTGACAAAGAAGGATTTTTGTGCTATACTGCACATGAAACAAAGGATTTGGTGAAATACATAAAAGGGAAAAAGATATGATACTCACATTTGAAGAACTCAAAGAAGATATAGAAAAAGAGTACGATGTGACATTGGTATGTGAAGCATTAAGTATAACAGTAGAAGACTTGCTTGTGGCTTTTGAGGACAGGCTGATGCTTTACCAAGACAAATTCATAGAGGACTTAGAGACACATGAGACTTAACGATGTTAGCCCTAAACAATGGGACAAGATGTTAAAGGATAAACTTAAAGCCGACAGTCAGGACGCTTACCAAAAAGGTAACGAAGGTGTTATTGAAGATTCAGTAAACTCCCCTAAGCATTACAACACGGGTGGCATTGAGTGTATAGAGTCTATAGAAGCTTCTATGTCGAAGTTAGAGTTTGCAGGATATCTTAAAGGTAACTTGTCTAAATACATTTGGCGATATAATTATAAAGGAAAACCAAAAGAAGATCTTTTAAAAGCCAAATGGTATTTAGAAAGACTTTTACAAACCACAGGAGACTAAAGATGGATCAATACCAACAGTTTATACACAAGTCGCGTTATGCACGTTGGATTCCAGAAGAGAATCGTAGGGAGACTTGGGAAGAGACAGTAACACGTTATGTTAACTTCTGGGTCGAGAGAGAGCAGATTAACACAAGCACCGCTAAAGAACTTTGGGAGGCTATTCACAATCTTGATGTTATGCCCTCTATGCGCTGCATGATGACAGCAGGTAAGGCGTTGGATAAAGACAACGTAGCAGGGTTTAACTGCTCTTACCTACACATAGATCATCCTAGAGCCTTTGATGAACTAATGTATGTGTTGATGTGTGGTACTGGTGTCGGCTTTAGTGTCGAACGTAACTTTATAAATAAACTACCAGACATAGCAGAGACATTTCACGTTACCGACACTACCATTGTTGTGTCCGATAGTAAGATAGGGTGGGCTAGTTCGTTCAGAGAACTTATAAGCCTACTGTATGCCGGTAAGATTCCTAACTGGAACATGGGCCGCATACGACCTGCCGGAGCAAGACTAAAGACCTTTGGTGGTAGAGCGTCAGGCCCAGAACCTTTGATTGATCTGTTTAACTTTTGTGTAGAGATATTCCAAAAGGCCAAAGGTCGCAAGCTAACGTCCATTGAATGTCACGACATATGCTGTAAGATTGCAGACATTGTTGTCGTAGGTGGTGTCCGTAGGTCAGCCCTTATTAGCTTGTCTAACCTTAGTGACCAACGTATGCGGAAAGCTAAAGCAGGTCAATGGTGGGTCGATGAAGGACACCGTAGGTTAGCCAACAACTCTGTAGCGTACACTGAGAAACCTGACTTTGAGTCGTTCTTAGCTGAAATGCAATCTATGTACGAGAGCAAAGCAGGGGAGCGTGGTATCTTTAGTCGTGTAGCGGCACAAAGAATAGCCGCTAGGAACGGAAGGAGAGATGCTACTAAAGAGTTTGGAACTAACCCATGCTCTGAGATTATCTTGAGGAGCAACCAATTCTGCAACCTATCAGAAGTTATTGTACGACCAGAGGATACATTAGAAAGCCTTAAGAACAAGATACGTATAGCTACCATCATAGGGACGCTACAGTCCACCTTAACGGACTTTAGATACTTACGGCATATGTGGAAGTTTAATACGGAACAAGAGGCATTGCTTGGTGTTTCCTTGACAGGCATTATGGATCATAAGATGCTAGGGAAGCACTCTGATAAGTTAGAGATGTGGCTTATGGAGATGAGACAAGTCAGTATAGAAACTAACAAGAAGTGGGCTAAACATTTAGGTGTTAACCAAGCTACCGCTATTACCTGTGTCAAGCCTAGCGGCACCGTTAGTCAGCTTACAGACACTGCGTCTGGTATACACCCTAGGTTCTCTAGTCAGTACATTAGGCGTGTTAGGTCAGACAAACAAGACCCATTAGCAACCTTTATGACTGACAAAGGTTTTCCTGTAGAACAGGACGTTATGTCTCCCAGTTCCTTAGTGTTTAGTTTTCCAGTAAAGTCACCTAAGACTAGCACCACGGTCAAGCAAGTGGGAGCTATGGAACAGTTGCAGTTGTGGAAGACATATCAGAACTTCTGGTGTGAACATAAACCAAGCATAACGGTCTACTATACCGACGATGAGTTTCTACAGGTGGCTCAATGGATCTGGGATAACTTTGAAATATGCTCTGGTATATCTCTGTTGCCTTACAGCGACCATATGTATCAACAGGCTCCCTATGAAGAGATAGACCCTGAGAAGTACAAAGAACTGCTAAAGGCCATGCCTAAAAACGTAAACTGGGATGATCTAGAGAACTTTGAGTCAGAAGACAATACCACAGGCTCCCAAGAACTAGCGTGTACTGGTGGAGCCTGTGAGATAGTGTAATTCTCCTGTGTAGCCTTAGAGCCAAGGATGGCTCCTTTTTATTCTTGTCCTTTTGCATTGATCATATTGTTAACCATTTCAGCAGCTTCTTTGTTAGTAATAATTCCTGCTTTTAACGAAGCTCTGCCTAAATTTTCAGTTAATTTTGACAGTTCTTGAGTAGTTTCTTTTTCAGATCCTTTAATTATCCTAGAAGCTAAAGCAAGTAACTGTGGCTTATTAGCTATACCCCTAATTGCTACTGGACTAACAAAATAACCAGCTAAAACCGCAAGACCAGCACTAACTGCAAGCGGAGAAGCAAGACCAACAGCCCCAGCACCTACTCCAACAGCCCCAGCACTTAAACCGGAAAGAGCTATACCTTTGTTAGCTATATGATAGTCTATAAGACCATCTAATCTTTTTGCAACACCTGTTGTGTTTTTAGGCGTTAATGTTTGAATAAATTTAAATTGAGAAGGAGTTAACAACTCTTTATAATGACGAACTAAAGTAAGCTCATCAACTGATTGTTTGTTTACAAACTTTTCTAATAATTTAGGGTCGTTTATTAAATCACGAACAGCTGTAGCTCTTAAAGGTTCATAAATAGAGTCAATAGTTTTAGAACTTACTTTTGCTTCTTTAGCCCAAGACCTAATACTAGATTGTAATTGAGAAAACGAAGCGTAAGTGTTAGCTGTGTTATTAGGTAAAAATTTAGCAACAAACGTAGGGTCTAAAGGTTTTCCAGTTGCAAGTGGAATAACTAATTGGTCAGTTAAAGTTATTCCTTTGCTAGATGCTTTAACAGCATTATCTAATTGTTTTCTTTTTGTTCCTAAGTTTTTTGTAGGAAACATTTTATTAAGCGAATCGTATTCTTGTTTTTCAATGTTTTTTAAACCTTCAGCTACTTTCCCTTTCATTGTGTTAGGTAACATTTTTTGTGCTTCCCACGCATCTTTTTTAAGCAAACGATACGTGTCAAAACTAACTTTAGTGTCTGCGTTTAAAATAGCTTGTATATATTTTTTCTCAGGGCCAGCATCTTCTGCCCATCTTTGTTTAAATAAAACTCTTAAATTAGTAGTATCTAGCACTCTTGGTGCGCCTCCGACACCGTAGCCAGCAGCCCCTTCATCTAAATTTCTACCTATTTTAGAACCTGTGGTTTGTTCTAAATCTAACACTGCGTCATCTAGTTCTCTACGCCAATTAGAATAGGCTACATCTCTAGCTACTTTTGCTCTTTGAACAATAGTGCGTACTTGTGGTTCTACAGCTTGAGTTAAAGAAAGTTTATCGTATTGTTTATCCCCAGTTATTCCTGCGGCTCTGTTAACAATACCTTTAGAAGAGTTTAAAATTATTTCAGACAATTTGTAACCACCAGCACCTAGTGTTGAACTTAAACCTCCTGATATGCCAGCAGTCAACACTGCTGAGTTTACTCTAGATTCTAAATCTGTACCTTGTCCAAAACCAGTAAGACCGCCTTGTACTGCACCGGCAGTTCCTACTTTTAAAGCAGTTCCTCCAAGAGTTGCAGATGTTCCTCCAACACCAAAAGCATATTGACCAAATTTTCCTAATGTTCCACCTAATGGTATTGTTGCTAAAGACCCTCCAACTTGTCCTGTAAGGTACGCTCCTCCTTTATTTTCTTTATAAGAGTTTAAAAGTTTTTGTTCTTTATCAAAACGAATATCGTATAGTTCACCAAAACTAGCGTTAGCGGGGTTATTTACTAGTAAGTCTATAGCAGCTAAAGCACCTGATTTTACTTCGTCAGCCGTTTCAAAAGAAGCTCCTTGGATTGCGCCCCTAGCTAACGCTCCAGCGTAACTAGTGTTGTCTTTTTCAGTTATTTTAGAAATTTCAAGGAAACGAGTTGCGTCAGCAATCCACTCTGGAGAGGTTTTATCTGGGTTACTGTTAAGTTTTTCCTTAAGACTAAGTTCTTCTTTTTTACTATTTATTGTTTTAGACAAGTCAATAAAAAGATCAGCTTTTTGTTTAAACTCTGGGGTACCGTACAAGTGACCGTTTTCCAGTAACCATGCTTTGTTTACTTCCATATTTTCTTGATTTTCAAAAGCCACTAAAAGCTCCTTACTTTAATTAACCACGGTTTGTTAAATTTCTGTTTGGTTGTGTTGGTTGTATTGGTTGTATGGCTATACCTTGTTCTTTTAAAAATTGTAAACTGTCTGGAGAAAGACTATTAGCAGAAGGAAGTGAAGGTTGAGTCTCATTGGAGTTTCTCTTCGCGTTTGTTAACACATCAGCAGTGCTTTGACTGTTTACGGATGCTGATGTAACTCCGTCTACATAATCAGCAGTTCCTTCTACAACTTCTGTTTGTATTGTTTTAATTTTATTTTTAGTATCTTCGCTCAACATTCCTGATTCTGGTGAACCAGCGTATTCGCTTACTTGCTCATTTAAATCTAAGGGAGGGACACCGCCATTATCTGCTATAATTTGTTGCTGTTTCTTAAAAATACGCCGTTTCCAAGCGTTTTGTTCCATTGCTATTTGTATAATTAATCTATTACCACCTATTGTTCTTTCTAAAGAAGGTATTGATTCTTTTAAAAACTGTAAGTCTGCGTTTGAAGTGTTACCTGTAAGACCTAAACCAGAATCAGGATTTCTAATTCTTAAAGCTAATTGATTAGTAATAGCTGTAAACGCTTCTGCTTTCTCTAAACCTTCAATGGATACTCCTGTTACTGCTGACAGCGCTTTTTTAGCCTCTAAAGAAAATTTTGCAAAAGCTCCTGTGTTTAACGTACCATCTTTCATTAGTTCTAATAGTTTATTGTATTGAAAATCTTGATCGTTTGCGTTGTTAGCAGCCTTTGATCTATCGTTGTTAGATTTTACAATTTGTTTCATTGTTCCGTCACGAAAAGCAGCAGCAGTTGAATCTATTTCTTTTAAAAGAGAATAATCTTTTTCTCCTGTTAACTTAAAATTTTGTCTATACGCTTCTACACTTTCTGCTGTATAAAATTGCATATTAACTTGACCAATTCCTGCATCTGCAAGTTTTGTTCTATTTTCAATAGCTTGTTGATCAAACACTGATTTTAGTGCCGCTGCCCTCATAGGGTCAACCTTAGCAAGTTGAGTTAACAACTGTGCTTGATACTCAGGAGAGTTAGGGTCTAACTGACTAATAGCCTCTCTGGACTTAGCTCCTTGGGTTCTTATATCAAAGTCTTGACCAGTAAGGGTAGACATAAGACCGCCTACGGCCTGTCGCATCCTAGCTTCGTTTTCTGGTTGATATTTCGCTAACATCCTACTAAAAGGATTAGCGTTAGCAGGTACATTAGCCGCATTAATACGCCCTTGCGTCATAGGATCTTGTAACGAAGGTATGCCTGTTAATAACCCTGCTATGTCTACATTTGCCATGTAGTGTCTCCTGTTGTATATGTTTTACTTAATTAACTAAAAGGATTAAAATCCTAAACGACTTAAAAGACCTTCAACGCCCTGATCAATTAAATTCCCAGCCGAATCAAAAAGTTTTCCTGTAATATAATCTTGTATACTTGGGCCTTGTCCAGAAGCACCACTATTTCCTGTAAGTAGCCCAGCGTACAATTGGTTTCTTTGCATTGCAGCCTCAGATAAACCTTTTTGAGACTGAATGTAACCTTCAAGTCCTTTAGAACCTAAGTTAACTCCTGCTGTCATTCTATTTTGAGCTAAAGTATTAGGGAACTGAGCAACACCGCGACCTGCATCAATCAAATTAAGTGCCTGTTCTTGTGGAGCGTATCCTTGATCTAACAAACCAGTACCTAAAGTTAACGCATTAGAGCGTTCTGTTCCTACTTGGCCCATAGCATATAAAGCATCTCTTGACTGTTGTTCTTGTACAGCTTTAGACAACGCTAGTTGCTCTGGTGTGCCGCCATAAGCGTCTGTACGCAACCCTGCACGACCTTGACCATACAACTGGTTGTCTAAGAAAGACTGTTCACGTTCTTGCTCTGGCATACGCATGGTCTGTAGGCGATTATATATTTCTTGTTCTCTAGTTGCCCTGTCTACTCCTATTTCTCCAAAAGCACTACCAGCAGCGGTCATTAAGTTACTTTGAAGAGCCTCTTGTTCGGGGCTTAAATTTACATTAAACCCACCTTCAGCAGTAGTAACAGGGGTTGCTAGTTTACTAGTGACAGTAAAAGGTTTAAACTCGCCCCTAGTAACCGCTTGGTCTGTTAACAGATCTGACATGTTTACTACGTTTTGTCCGTAATCTTCTATAGTATCCATGTTTACGTTCTGAAGATAAGCACTAGAGCCTGTGTTAAACAAGTCTGAAAAAAGACCAGACCAACTAAAATCTTCATTAGTTGACCCTCCTCCTCCGCTTTGTGATGCGGCAACAAAAGCTGCATTAGCAACTCTTGTAGCATCTTCTACACTAGCACCTGCTGCTATTGCATTATCATATTGTATTTGATATGCTTCTTGGGGACTCATTATATACCTCTTTTAAATAAACTTAGCTAATGCTAATGTAGCTATTATAAATGGATAAATGCCCCATGTGAGAGCCTCTATTCTATTGAACCTACCAGCGTGTTCGTCTAAGATACGATTAATGTTATCATAACGAACTAAGCACTCTTTTTCATGTGCTTCTAGTTTAATTACCGCTTCTTCTACTGTTTTCATTTGTTAACCTTATTCTCTGGGTCGTACCCTTGGACTTTTTGTTCAGAAGGGTCAACCCACTCTGGACGGCAGTAGGCCACAATAGGGTGGTAGTTATCTTCTCTTCGTGTTAATAGACGAGCATCGTTTAAGCAATGCTTTTGATAGAACCAATAGCTTGCTACTTTTTCGTCTGTTTCTGGGGGCAGTTGTACTACCAAAGCAAAAACAATTATTAACTCTTGCATAGCCCATACTATTCAGTAGGAGATCGTTGATTAGATAAGATAGTTAAAATAGTCTTAGTGTCTGCTCTAACATCACCAATGTCTTCTGCTACGTTTGACAGTTGTATTTCAGTTCTAGTCATTTTCTGTTGTAGCTCAGAGATATCATCTTCAACTTCTTCAACCTGCTCTATTACATCTTCAATATCTTCAGAGTTTTCAGACGCTGCTGCTTCTAAACTAGCGTAAGAAAACAAAGCTCCACTCGCTACCATGACAACAGGTAAAAGACCCAATAAACTTGCTGCTTTAATTTCCATAGTTACTTACACTCACAAGTAGGCGTACAGAGACAAGGATCACAAGTACAGTTTTCGTTAGTACACATTAGTCTTCTCCTAATAATTTCCATTATGTCATCTCAACCCAAGATGTTGTGTCTTCATCCCAGTTGTAAAACTTATCGTCTCTGGGCATAGGTGTTGGAGGTTCCCAGATGCAAGAATCTTCGTTAAACAAATAGCTTGGGAATGATTGCGGAGCAATA